CTTTTTCTAAATTTACTTACGTCAAATGGCTTGCCCATTGATTTCTCCTTGTTATGTTATATATGTAATGCAATATACTTATTATCTTTTGCAAACGATACTCATAATCCAATGAATGCTCTGTTAAATAACCAACGGAGTCTTTATTTATCCATAATCATACAATTCTTGCTCAATGCTAAGCAATTAGATATAAATTTACCACCAGCATACGCAGGAAAGTGCATTATGATGCAATTATTAGTTTTCATATTTCTTTAAATGCTCCATGTATCGTTTACTAAAGTAGTGGTCGTAGTTATACTCTATTGTATCTTGTTCCATTAAATACAAATCATTCCAATCATGGATTGATAATTTAGAAAATTTCAAAATCATCTCCATCATTTTGATTATTCGTTCGATAGGGTTTTGTATGCTATCGAACGAATAATCGAATATTTTGTTATATTTTTTAAACCCGTAGTACTTCTCCAAAAAGAAATGCCAATTTGGCTGAGCGTAACTTACAAACAACCCACGAGTAACAATACTATACAAGAACTTTTCGGTCACAAACGGATAATAACTAGTAGACATTGTTTCACTAACTATATGTACGAAACTTTCGGTAATCTTTGTCTCTAAAGTAGATATGTTATTAGCATGGTCGTACCTCGTATAATCAAATGAATACAATGTATTTAAAAACTTATCATTATCCGAAAGGAACTTACCGTACATACGTTTTTGTGTGCTAGATAAGCCCAAATTCTCTAACTGACCGTTTATTTGATTATATGTGTTCTTGAAATTTTTGCTTGAATAATTACTATCAAAAATATCAAATTTTTCCATCATTGATGTTAGTAGTTGCCTACTAACATGAGGCGAACCATTAAAACTGCATACAAAATTTTTATATTTTATTTCCGGATGTATATTATAGTCAATGAGTTGGTCCAATATCTGAAAGTGTGTCGAGTTATATAAGGAAAACTGTAACTTTAATTTTTTATATCGATTGCGTAATTCATCGGTGATAATATATTCAGTCTCTATTATTCCTTTGAAATTTAATATTTCTAGGTAATTTAGTAAACTGTTATATAACCCTACGTCGAACCCACCCATATGGTCGGAAATAATAAGAGACCTAGACTTTAAAATTTCATCATCTAGGTCGCCATTTAGTATACGTTTATAATCTCTGGCGAATACAAACATATCTAAATATTACGCGTTCTGTCTTGCTCTGATTTGTGCAAGAATGTCAGCAGCCTTGTCGTTAGACGCAGGTGCAGTAACAGCAGGTTCAGTTTTAACTTCAGTTGCACCTTTAGGTGTTTCAAAAGGTATATCAGCACCTACAGCAGATACGTCAGCAACAGGAGTTACTACATTCACAGTACCTTCAGGCTTATCAACACCCCATGGACGGTAATAGTTACCCCATTTCTCTACGTCGTACTGCTGACCATCAACACTTGCTTCAAACATTTCATGCATAATCTTCAATGTGTTTGCATCAGGCATTGGTGGTAAGTACGTAGATAAGTCAGTCAAACCGTGTGTTGCAATTGATGCTTGCTCTTCATCAGTCAATGCAGTTTCCTTTCTTGACCATGTACTAGTACCATAGTCAGCGTATTGCCCCTTTTGAGTCTTAGCAATTCTAAAATCCAAACCATTAGTAAAGTCAGTTGGTAAATCTTCCATTTCTGGGTCCATTAAACTTGCCTTGATGATGTTGAAAATAGAAGGACTAATCATGAACTTGCGAATTGGATTCTCAGGTGCATTATCTTCGTTCATTGGGTCTGTGTGAACAAAACCGTGGAATACGTAAGTACGTTTCTTCCAATATTTACGACCCATATCTTCCAATGATTTATCTTTAAACCATGGTCGTACTTCCGCAAGAATTGGACACGGAATATCGGTGTCATACATTTCCATACATGGAACTTGAACCATTACGTCTTTTGAATCACCACCTTTAACACCAGCGAATGGTAATTTAATCATTGCACGCTCTACCCAAAAGTATGGATTTGCGTCGTTACCATCAGGTAAAAAACGAATAGTTGCCGATGAACCTTCGTCAATATTCCAATGTGGGTATATTAATCCACCACTTTGTTGATTACCGTTACTTGATGATTTGTTGTCTTGTGCCGCTAAACGGGCACGAATGTCTGCTAATGAAGCCATTTTATTTCTCCTATATAATATCTAAAAGACTAATACCCTTCGCGGATATCAGAATACGCTTATCTAACATAAGCGGTTTATTTATGATTTATCGTACTTTCGTATTATTAAATCAGTCGTTATTATATATAAGATTTTTTAACATAGAACATACAAAAGACCGAAATAAAGATTTCAGTCATTTCAATGATTGTCTAAGAAACTTGAATTTCTGATGGGATGATGTCACCAAATCCGTTGATGCTCATCCAATCGATGATTGTATCTCTCGCATCTGCTTCTGGATTTTCTGATGCTAATTCACCAAGGTTATCGAATAATGTGTCATCCCCGATAATATCATAAAGAACTTCGGTGGCATTGGTAGCATCAACCCCAACCGGAAGTTCGTTACTTAATATTTCTTTCAAACGACCCAATGACTCAGGTGAGTTTGGTATCGCCCACGTTCCTTCTGTAATATTATTTGCCCAACTTTCAAACATTGTTAATTCTCTCATGGTACTGTTCTCCACATTCGATGATTCAGTTGTTATTGTTTTTTGTGCGCGATATTCTGATATTAAGTGTGAAAGTACAGGCAACACGTCATTGACCCTGTCGTCTGATACTCCCTCTGGAACTAGTAGATTTCGTACTTTCTCAATTATCTGCTCATCTTCATTAATGGTAGATGGTGACCAAGATTCAACATATTTCTTGTAACCACGTATACCACTCATTAATTTGATGTTTTTCTTAAGTTTCTTATTATGATGTTTGCATGTTTCAACTACTTTACTAGATGCTTCACTCTCATTAATTGATTTAACACGTAGGAAACTTCCTAATGTGTTTATATTATTAACTGTCTCTGTAATATGAAGTCCAAACACATCATACGGTGTGTTACCTTCAGAAACATGTCTTGCCATTGCCCTAGCACCTGCGATACTTTTAAATGGTAGTTTAAAACGTTCTCCATCACCATTTTCAATGAAAATTGAATTGATGTTACGGAATCGTTGGTCACCTTCGGCGATTTTCTTACTGTGGCGTATAATTAATTTAGTTTTGTTCTTTTGTGGATTGTAACTAGATTTACTAGTACCATTCCAACCTTCGTACAGTCCTTCTTTAATAGTAGCAAGACCCTGCATCGTGTGTTTTAACTTATTAATGTTTTTAAGTGAAAAACTCATCATGTTACGTTTAGCAAACATACGCAATTGATATAATAAATCATACCATGTGTTCTTAGCATCACGCTCTAATCCACGACCGATATTATCTCCGAAGAATATTTCAAAATTCTTCTCATCACCCATTAGTATAACGACAGTGCCATAATTGATAGTATTGCTAATAAAGTCAAAACTGAATATATCCGCTTCCTGAATATCAGTAATAGATTTCCCCGATGAGTCCAATGTGTTGATATCAAAGTCTTTGCTTAGTAGTAAATCAAACAGTTTTTGTGAGGTGTTTTCATTCATAATGGAGTGATGTAGTGTTTTATGTATTTATTTAAAAAAGTATAAATGGCATAGGTTCTATAACCGAGTCATTGTAGTCTTTTATGCTATTACTAAGTTCGGGATGATAGTTTTGTAGTGTTTGTAGCATTCTAATTATTAGTACAGTGGACATTACTAAGTCGTCTGTTCCGCCCGGTTTAGCCGCATAACTTGTACCATGTGCTACAAATCCTTTAAGTTCAGATACTAATGCAGAACTGTTTATAGTAAGTTTACCTGTTTCTATTAGTGTTTTCATCTTAGCACACGCAGTTAACTTACTTTTGTTTGTTGTTGTGAATCCTTTTCTAAAACGCCTGCCTGTACCTGCTTTCTTGGTTTCACTAAGCATCATGCCTGGAAATTGTTCTTCGCCGAACTCTGCTAAGCTGATTAGCGCCGCTTCACCTAGTGTATTGTTTTCTAATGTGTAGTAGATGCTTTGCGGGTCATCTATTTCATCGTTGATATAAGAAATAATTTCATGCATTATCCTTATCTGCTGTGGAATCGTAGTTTTATTATGTCTCCATTCTGCTACTTGTGTAATACTACCTGCTTCGAATACTTGTATAGCGGCAGGGTCTCCACCAGTTCCTAAACTAGGGTCTAGTGCAATACAGTACATCTTGCCCTTTTCTGGTTTCTTGTACCAACGTACTTGGCCGTGTTTAAACAATGGCTCTGTTCCTTCTAAGTCAAACAACTTAGAAGAATTAATTAATGTCTCATCATTGATGATAAATTCACATAAATGTTCTCGACGGAATCGTTCGTCTCCGATGCGACCACGTTCTTCATCTGCCCACTTCTCATCACGCTCAGGATGTTCTTTCCATATTGCTTTAAACGCTTTAAATCCATTAACACCTAACTCAGTTTCATTGCCGTACTCATCTTCGCGCTTATTTGCACCTTTCCAAATTAGTGCAAATTGGTCTTCGTCACTGTTGGGGGTGCTT